GAGGGGTGGACTCAAGATAGTAAACGAGAAGAACATGTACAACATGGGAGCAGCCCTTGTTAAAAACATGGGGTTCCAGAATGTCGATGATTTTCTGACAGATCCAGATACAGTACCTCCACAGCCTGATCCCAAAGAACAATTAGAACAGGCGGAGATGCAATTGAAACATAAGGAATTGGAAATCAAAGCTGCTGATATACAACTTAAACAACAGAAACTTCAACAGGAAGCTGCGAAAGATTCTATTGATACTCAGTTAAAAGTAGCTGAACTTAAACTAGAAGCAGAGCAAGGGAGGCCAGTGGCAATAGGATAATTATGGATAATGTAGAAAGAGAGTTAAGGGCTAAGAACCTTCTCGAAAACGAACTATTTAACGAAGCATTTGAAGTGTTAAAAAATGAATTACTAAGTCAGTGGGAACAGAGTGGTTCCCAAAACACAGATCAGAGAGAATCTATCTGGTTAGCCGTAAGGCTGCTAGAAAAGATAAAAGGTCATATAACGTCAATCGTGGAAACGGGACACATGGCTAAAATTCTTGACAAGCAACACCCTTATATCTAGGAGGTTATTATGGTGGACAATCAAACAGACCCACAAATTGTAGGTGAACTAGCGCAAGACCCAGGAAGTATACTAACAGCGCAAGAAGCATTACTCGGACTATTGGACTCGCAAGAGAAACCAGAGAAAGAGGAAGCTAAACCGTCTGAAGAAGATACGGAAGACGTTGAACAGGATGAAACTGAACCAGAAGCAGAGGAAACTGATGAAGCTGAAGAAGCCGAAGAAGAAGATGTTGCTGATGATACAGATGAATCTGAAGAATCCGAGGAAGAAGAAGCTAAAGATGAGGAGGTCGAAGAAACCGCTCTCTATACTGTAAAGGTAAACGGAGAAGATGTAGAGGTCACCGAAGACGAACTCGTTAGAGGTTATTCCAGACAATCGGATTATACAAAAAAGACGCAGGAGCTGGCAGAATATCGAAAGCAATTAGATAATGGAGCGCAACATCTCCAAGGTGAAATTGCTCAGACTCAAGCAGCGCGTCAAGAGTACGTTAATGCTATGTCCCAAGCTATTGAGTCCAACTACAGTATGGCAAAGCAATTTGAGAATACTGATTGGGAAAGACTCAAGGTAGAAGACAGGGAAGAATACTTAACCAAACGAGATGAGTATCGTGAGGTTCAAGATAAAATCCGAGATCTTCAAGGCAAGCAGGGGCAAGCATACGAGCAACAGAATAGGGAGATGCATACACAGCATCAGCAGTTGTTACAGGCTGAACACCAGAAAATGGTACAAATACTACCAGAATGGGGTGAGCCTGAAACACAGAGAGCTATTGCTAAGTCTGTAGGTGAGTTTGCTTTATCCAGGGGTTATACCCAGGAAGAGTTAAACCAGCTTGTAGACCATCGATCTATACTCGTACTTATGGAAGCTAAAGCATTCGCTGACATGCAAGGCAAACAGTTAAAAGCTAGAGCCAAGAAAGTCAAGAATAAACCTAAAGTAGTTAGGAGTTCAGCGAAGAAAGAGAAGGCTGACCTAAGTAAGGTTGCGCGTACCAAACAAATGAAACGTCTTCAGGAGACTGGTCGTGTTCAAGATGCAACAAGTCTGTTTGAAGATTTCGTCGAAATCTAATATGAGGAAATTATTATGGCAATTCTAACTAACTCTAGGTCAACCTTTAGTGCCGTAGGCATTCGGGAAGACTTGAGTAATATTATATATAATATATCACCAATGGACACACCCTTTCTTAGTATGTCAGGGCGTGGAACATGTGATAATACGCTGTTTGAGTGGCAGACAGATGAGTTAGCAACTCAGGCTGCTAACCAACAGCTCCAGGGCGATGTGCCTGATGCTCTGGCTGTGGCAGAGACAGTCATGGCGCAGAATCAAACGCAGATCAGTTTCAAAACCGTGGCAACCACGGGTACTGCTGAAGCGGTGGATTTCGCAGGTAGACGCAGTTCGCAAGCCTACCAAATGGCTAAGAGGGCCAAGGAAATCAAGAGAGACATGGAATTTATGTTGACCGGAAATTCTGTACGTGTAGTGGGTGGTACGTCTACTGCGCCGAAGACCGCTTGTGTACAGTCTTGGCTAGGTGCGAAAACTACAGCTACGTCTAATTTGATAGATGGTGGCGCTTCTACTGTGATTGGTTTGGTCAACGTTAGTTCGAGTGTGTATGCTAATGGTACTGCTGTTAAGACGGGTACTACGCCTACGGTTCAGTTGACGGAAGCTATGATTAATCTCGTTGTCCAGAGATGCTACGAAGCAGGTGGTTCTCCAGATACGATGTTCTGTAAACCTGATCTAAAGGTTAGGTTGTCTGCAATAGCAGGTGCTTCACTGGCTGATCTACAGACGCAGACAAAAGGTGATAAGCCCGCACATGCAATCAACGCAGTTGATGTTGTGGTAACTGACTTTGGTACATTTAAGTTTGTTCCAAATAGGTTCTGCGATCAGGGCAGTATAGGTATTGTGTATGTAATGGACTGGGACTACTGGTCAATTAACTACCTACGCCCCTTCCAGACGCTCAATCTTGCCAAGACTGGTGATAACGTAAAGCAGATGATGCTTGCGGAGTATGGTCTTGAAGCTAAGAATGGTCGTTCTTCAGGTGCGATAGTAGGTGTAAAGGCGTAATATTGCTAGTGTACAATAGTACACCGACGATAGTTGTACAAGATAGTGTACTGGCAGATGATCTCTGTCAGTACATTATCACCTTTGCTGAGAATGCTGTACCAAAACCTAATCTTATTGCTTCTAATGGAAAAGATATTAGGGATGAGTTGAGGACAAGTAGTGGTATAGGTATGGATTTTGGAGAGGATGCAGTCATTGATAGTATTTATAAATCAATGTCAGAACTTTGCCATCTGCCCATTAGTCATGCTGAACCAATGAGTATCCAGAGGTATAGACCTGGGGAAGAGTACAAACCCCATTGGGATGCCTTTGTGCATAATGAAGACTTACCCAAGAGTATAAGGCTAAAAGAGTGTGGTAACAGAGCAGCTACCATAATTGGATGCTTGAATGATTCAGATGCTGCTACAGTATTCCCACATTTAGGATTGGGTATACAGTCTATGCAAGGTAGGGTTATTATGTTTGGCAACCTTGGTGAGGACAAGGAACCTCACCCATTATCTATGCATATGGGTACTACCCCTAGAGAGGGGGAAAAATGGATATTTACTTTATGGTTTAGGGAGAAACCTTTTATGGGAACTAAAAAAACACTTTCAAAAAAGAAGTCTGAAAAGAAGTCTACTGAAAGACATTTTGATCCAGATAAACATTCAGAGAATGTAATGAAGAAAGCAAAAGAGATGATGAAAGAAAGGGGGGCGATGCCGATATGAATTTTGAACCATTAAGACCTAGTTATGTGTCTGAAGAACCAGATGGTACAATAACGGTTAATACTGTTCAGGACGCACAACCAATCGTAGATGAGGCTAAACAAGCTGCTAATGCTTATGGCTCTCCTTTAACCTCTGGTAAACAACATAACGGTATGAGGGTTGCCACCATTCCTTTCAATGTATTTGAAATGTGGATGAAAGAAACTAATGGGGAAATACAGAAAGATCCAAAACTATTAAAGAAGTATCTTAACGATCCTGACAATAAGTATTTCAGAACAACACCAACGAGGATATAATTATGTGGTTATACAAACCAGGACAACCTGGATTTATACAAACAAACTATGCCATCCTTAATCAGAAAATATATTTCTTTTCTCGTAAGTCCTAGGCTATGGCGATTAATACGTTTGGTACGTTACAGACTGCTGTAGCAAACTGGCTTGACAGAGATGATTTGTCAGCTAGGATACCAGAATTCATTTCTTTATGTGAAGCAATATTCAATAGAACATTGCGGATAAGGGCTATGGAGACTACAGTATCTGATAATACACCTAGCGGGAGTAAGGAAGATGCTCTTCCAACAGGGTATAAGCAGATGCGGGAGATCCATTTAACAACGAGTCCGATAGTTTCTCTATCTTATATTACTCCTGAAATAATGTACAGGATAAGAGCTGGCAGTACGAATTCTAGGCCGAATAGTTATACTATAATGGGTGATAACATTCTATTTGGCCCGACACCAGACGGTGTATATGCTTACAGTATGACTTATTACAAGGCGATTGATGCTCTTTCTGACGCTGCTCCAACTAACTGGGCAATTCTAAATGCACCTGATCTTTACATGTACGGAACACTTCTACAGGCAGAACCATTCCTGATGAATGATGAAAGAGTTCCATTATGGGAAAGAGGGTTTAGACAAGCAATTTCAGACTTGCAAGAACAAGATAACAAAGATAGGCATTCAGGCTCAGAGATGAGGGTCATGAATACTTCTGGCTACTATTAGGGTGTAGATTATGGCATTAGAAACTGGTAATTATATTAGTGCGCTAGTACGCACAAACCCCTTATCTTCTGATCCTGTATCTGAAGGCGATGACCATCTGCAATTAATCAAGAAAATTTTGCAGAAAACATTTCCTCTGGGAACTGATGCTAGTGGTTCTACGAGTGGTGTAGGTCCAGGCCAGGCAGTACAGGTCATCATAGCTAAAGCTACAGCACCTACTATAAGTGGTAGTGCTGCTGAATCTATGGGATTGGTTTGGTTAGATACGAGTGCTAACTTATTGAAGATAAGGAACCAAGCTAACGATGCTTGGATTACCTTGGCTGTAGATCCTGAGACAAGCAACTCAGTAGATGTTAATGCTGGTACTATAGATGGTGCTATCATCGGTGGTGCGGTTCCAGCAGCAGTAACGACTACAAGTCTAGTGGCAACTACTGCTGATATAAATGCAGGTACGGTAGATGGAACAACTGTTGGCGCGAGTTCGGCATCGACAGGAGCTTTCACTACGGTAACAACTACTGGGGCTTTAACGGTAGGAACTGATATAACTATATCAGGTGATGACATAATCATGGCAACCAATACAGATGCGTATATGCTGGTTGCTGATGGAACCAGTTATAATCCTGTAGCTATTACTGGCGATATTACGCTTGCCAATACTGGTGTTACAAGTATCGGAGCTGGTAAGGTTGTCACTGCTAAGATATTGGATGCTAATGTCACCAATGCTAAGTTAGGCAACATGGCAGCTAATACCATAAAGGTTAGGAATGCAAACTCATCTGGAGTTCCTTCTGACGTAGCTTTAGCAACCACTCAAGTGCTGATTGGTGACGGGACCGGCTTTACTGCTGCTGCATTGTCTGGGGATGTAACCATGACAAATGGGGGAGTTGTGAATGTTGGAAAGATACAGGGAGAGTCTGTAAGTGCAACTACAGTTGCTAACGATCAATACTTAAAATATTCTTCCTCTGCTTCAGAATGGCAGAAGGTAAACGTAGTTGGCGATGATAAGCTGACAACAAAGGGCGATCTTCTTGTCTACAATACAGTTGACTCAGAGACTAGATTAGCCGTAGGAACAAATACTTATGTACTAACGGCAGACTCTACCGCAACTAATGGTGTAGACTGGGCTGCTGTCTCTGTATCTGATGGTGCGATAACCAACGCAAAACTCGCAGACATGGCTGCTGGTACTGTTAAGGTAAGGGATGCTGGCTCAAGTGGTGTTCCATCTGATGTTGCCCTGACTACTACCCAGGTTCTGATTGGGGATGGTTCAGGAGTAACCGCTGCTTCGCTGAGTGGCGATGTTACCATGACAAACGCTGGTGTAGTAACCATAGCTAACGATGCAGTAGAACAGGCTATGATTGGTGATGATGCTGTTGGTGCTGACCAACTAGCATCTGATGCAGTTGTTAATGCTAGCATAGCTTCTGGTGCTGCTATAGATGCAGCCAAGATAGCTAACGGTACAGTAACCAGCACAGAGTTCCAGTATATAAATACCCTGTCTTCTAATGCTCAGACACAGATAGATGCAAAGGGTGTAGGTGATGCAGTTAAAGCTAATGATGCAGCGTGGACAGGCTCACAGAGAGCCACAACGGTTACAGATAATGACATGTCTTATGATATGGATTTGGGGCAGAACTTTATTAGCACACCCGCTGGTAATCTTACGCTTACCTTTACTAATATCACTAACGGACAGTCTGGATTCCTTAAACTTATTAACTCAGGTGGGCATACTATCTCATTACACACTAACTCCAAAGGCGATGCAAACCTAGCATCTACAGTCACAGCAGCAGGAACCTACTTGCTGAGTTACTTCAGCGATGGTACTGATGTCTGGCTGACTAACTCTGCGATATATGCCTAATGGCAATCTTTCCCGGTTCAGCTATTCCCAGTGCAGTATCAGCTTATGATATTGATAACTCTTGTCGGTTTGATAATGCTACTGATCCGCTCCTAACTAGGACTCCGGCATCTGATGGGAACAGACGCACATGGACTTTTAGTTGCTGGTTTAAGACGAGCAATGTACCCGTTACCAACTCTGAGGCTCATCTATGGAGCGCTTATGATGACAGTGGTGGTTACTATGATTATATAAGATTTAATAATCTTCAAGATGGTCTACTAAAATGGACTATTGCTACCACGGGTAACGGTGGTGTAGAGGGAGCCTTAATACCTTCTCAAGTATTTCGAGACCCCGGTGCTTGGTATCACATGGTGTTTGCTTTAGACACTACTGCTGCTGCTGCCGATAGGATGAGGATGTATGTAAACGGTGTAGAAGTTACCGCCTTTGCTACAGACACTAATCCTGCGTTGAATCATCAATGTGAGAATATAAACACTCAATGTCGCCATAGAGTTGGGTCGACAGCATACACTGCGTCACCAACAGATGCTTCTATGGATGGTTACATGGCAGAGGTCTATTTTATAGATAATGCTCAACTAGACGCAGATGACTTTGGCGAACTAGACTCAACCACAAATCAGTGGATACCTAAAGACGCATCTGGTCTTAG